TTGATCCACTTAGTCTAGCTCGTATAGCAGAAGAGGCTGTGGCTGATACAGAAACAACTGCACCAGCTCCATCAGTGACAAATCCATCTAGCCCAAAATTATATGAGCCGTATGTACTTTGTCCAAATCCACTACGATATTCAGCCATCTATTAATCTAACGTAATATCAAGATCGCCTGCTGGTAATCTAAATACATCACCAGTATCAATTGCTTTGCTTGTCGTTAGAGCCGCGTATGCTATTAGATTACCGCCAGAAGCCGCATCAAATACGCCAACATGCGTAACTGTTCCATAGCCTGCTGTAGCTGTGGGATATTCGACAGATGCAGAATTTGATGCAGTGTTACCAGATACAGTAAATGCAACTGACTGACGCGCATATGCACCACCTGTTACTTCAGTACCACCACCAGTATCACTTGGTGCGGCTGTGTATAATGCAATGTGCCACGCAGTAGGACGTGTCACTGATGATGTAGTAAACACGTAGTTTAATACTCTTGTTTCGAAATCGTTTGAAAAACTCATTTTAATATGCCCTTATTTTCATTCGACGACCAGAGCCGCCGTATTTAGTTTGATCGCTGACTGCATTAATTGCGTCAACAGCGCTTTGATACAAAGCCGCCCAAGTAGTAATTCGAGCGTCTTCTTTTAAATATGGGGCTGAGTGTACCAAAGCTCCATACAAATAAGCATCTGGATATTCGCCCAGAAGCCAATTAGTTGTATTACTGTCAGATAATGCTGGAATTTTCTGGTAGTAATATAATTCTGCATCATAAACGCCATCTGGCGCTGGATGCACTTGTAACTCGCCAGCAGTCATTGCGTAGTATCTTGGATGGCCTGACACGTTGCCAGCTCTTCGCTGTCTGTCTAGTAATTCCGCTTGCGATATTAATTCTAATGGGTTTGTCTCGCCACTCGTAATATGAAAGCGGATAGGCTCTAGCATATCGGCTGGGATCGCGCTGTATTTTGTGTCAATCTCAGCAGTGGATCTAGTTTCCATTTTCCAATGGCGTAAACTGCGATTTAATTCAGCCTCGGCTAAACTTATGAATGTACTAGACACAGATGCAAGATCATCACGATTTAAAAAATCCGCGATTGTCGTCTTTAATTCTGCGTATGTTGTTATTGGCATTACAATAATCCCATATTATTTTTTAAAGTTTGCTCGTCATTGTTTAACACATTGTAGCCTAATAAGCCACCTATAGGTAATGCAAACTTATATTCGTTTAGTTTTCTAAAAATATCAGCTCTTGTCATTCCCTCAACAGCATCATCATAAAGCTGTATGTCATTAACGCCCTGCCGCCGTAAAATATCCTGAGCTTCAATGTTTCCTTTAGGAACAACTGCTGTTGGAAATTCTGACAGGCTTAATGCTGTCTTTGGTTTTGCCTCAAAATATTCAGTTGGCATATCTTTAACTTCAGATTTAAATGAGTTAAGTATTTTTACTGCATCTGACATTGCTCCAGAAGGGGCATCAAAGCGCGATACATTTTTACCTTGCGCTATACTTTCAAGGTAATCGTTTGTATCTCGCCAGCTCCCATCAAAATACTTTTCTGATAAAAGATTAATATTATCATCAACGACGCTTTGAAATTGACTTTTTATATCTTGCATATCATTAGAGTCAGTTTTTGCTAATAATCCCCTACTGTTTTTTATATCTTGCAAGTTATTAAATTTATCAGTTGATAAAGCCCTCATTAAACCAGCAAATCCACTAGAGCCTTTTTCCGTACCAACCTTGTATGCTTTATCTTTGTTCATTCTTTTCATAAGAGTAGGCATATCATAGTTCACTGCCTTACGTCTGGCGCCGCTTTTCGTGAATGGATCTTCTGGTATTAATTTTCTTGCCATATCTCCATAAGCGCTTAAACCAGCATACTCATCAATCTCTCCCCATGATCCAATTTTTCTGCCAACTTCTCTGGATAACGCCTTTAAATCGCTAAAATCTTTAGGATTTACATTAATACTTGGGTTTGCTATTGCGTATTGCGCGGCCTTTAGTGCATCATCAGCATCGCTTAAAGAGTTAAACACGCCTAAAATATTTTTACCCATATGATTAAAGTTAGGATCTGAGGTTATGTTTTTTAAGGCGGCATCCTCATCAACATACTCTAATATGTGTCTAGGCTGTCTGCCTGTATAAGCATCAGCAGGCCAAACAGACATATTCCTATCTGGAGAAATCTGATCTGGCCTCATAACCAAACTTATATCACCAAAACTTTCTAAAGGCTTATTTGCATTAGATATAGCTATTGATGGCATTGGTATTCCGCCAATATCTTCAGTTGTTCTTAAACCTTCAATGTTAAGATTATGTTGTGCAATTAAAGGAACATCATCTACTGTCAGCCTGCTATCTGGTTTTGAAAGCCTAACATTACCACCAGACATGCCTAGCGCATTTGGATCAACTTCTATACGATCTGCCATATTAAGTAAGCCCTTGCCTACTTTCTTGAGTGCAGGAGAGGCCGCGTCACCAATAAGTGGTATTAGACCTAGTAAAGACGCGCCGCCCAAAATGGCAACCAATCCATAGTTAGGCTCTGGCTTTTGTAGCTCGTCGTATATTTCCTTAGCCGCCATAGCGTCGCCAATGATAGGCGTGGCTTCAGCTACAAACTTTGCGGCGTCCATTGCCGTAATGCCTTGGTATGGTGTAGCTGTCCTCTTTCCAGAAAAGCTCATTGGCCTTTTTTGATCAAGCAGTCCCATCAAATATTCCATCTAGCATTTGTTGTATTCTAGGTGACATTTCCCTGCTAGGCGTGCTTGCTTCATTTGATGCGTTATACAACGCCATTAATTCAGATAGGCCATCTGGGTTAAGCATAACCCTCTTATAATCTTCTGGCTCGTTATTCATTTTATATTCCAGTAGCTCTATAAATCCCTGCTTATTTGCAAGATTAGATCCTTGGATTATGCGAATTACTTCTGCTGGTAAAATCATGCTACGCACTATTTCGCCACCTGTACCATCTGCGCGTCTAGCTGTTGTGCCTTGTGGCATCTGATTAGGGAACGACGTGATGGGATCATTGCCAGCAAAATTGGCTTGGCCTAACGTGCCGTAGCTTGTTTTTTCACCAATACGATCCATTGCGGATGTGCCGTCCATATTAGTCAATAATCCGCCACGATATTCAAACTCGTCATTAGGCGTCAGGAAATTAGCAACACGTTCCGCAAAGCTATTGCGTCTGGATCGCTTGCCCTCATCAAGTTGATTGAGGAAATTTAGTATACCTCTATTTACCATAGCCGCCATTCAAGCACATACCTTTTGCCTTGCAGTTTGACTTGGTAGGACATCCCTTGCATGTTTTCATGGTAAAACCTTTTTGCTGTATATTATGCGACCATATCACAATTCATCTATTGACGCCAGTATGTTACGCATTCTTTCTGAGAGCTTCCACTCGCCAGCTTTCCACCTCGCGGCGTGCTGTGCATCCTGCAAAGATAAACCGCGTTGCACATACTGCCTTATCCACTTAGCCATCAATAAATTTTTCATCTTAGGTGACAAATTTAAAAATTTTTTTTTCATGCAATTCCCTTTAAATTGCGCTTAATAGATTTATTCCAGTTATTGTTATTACCAGATAATGCAGTCGTCGCGTCCGATGCCATTGTCAGGCAGAGTGCATCTGCAAGGTCTGGCGACTTTAGGCCACGTTTTCGCATTGCGTCCTTGCTTTCGGCTTTCATCTTGCCCGACGATGTAAAGCTATACCTAATGCTGGTTAACTCAGCTAAGAGCTGGTCATCCTTTGGTAACTTGCAGGATCTATCTTCGAGCCAGCCTTTTGTCTTAAACCACAGCTCGCTACGCAAATTCATGTAAGTCTTGCCCAGCGCTGGGGCTTCACCAACATTAACTCCACGCACTGGCAGGCCAAGCTCACGCAATCTATCGACAACACCACCGCCAACGCCAATACTATCGACCAGTATGTCTGATGGCCTCATGCTAGGCTGTAATCCCTCATATTCCGCCATAACTCGACCCACAGTTTGCATTAAGTCTAATCCCTGCCACGCCTCAATATCTGTGACGACGTTGCCATATCTTTTGCAAAGCGCAGTTTTATCAGTACCAAACCTCGCCACGTCCAAGCCCCACACTGGTTTTATATCTGGCGTCATCTCAATATCACGATGTGTCGCGCTCTGGGCTAGGTGAAATGGTATGATCGTATCGTCATCAGCCAATGGAAACTCGCCAAGTACGCGGATGCGAAATGCGTTGCTTTCCTCGCCGTATCGCTCACGCATCTCCTCGACAAACTCTGTAGACACAAGTGGGCTGTCGATGCACGACCACCGCCTAGTCCACCAGCTCTTTGATAATCTAGTTTGCGTTTCGTAAAATGTGCCAGAGGATCTCGTCGGGTTTGACAATAATAACGTGGTTGCGCTGTGACCAGACATTGACCCAGCCGCCGCTTCGAAAACTTTCTCAGGCACACCAGATGCCTCGTCAACTACCAATAAAACATTTTCGGAATGCACACCAGCTAATGCCTCTGGCGTTTCTGCGCGTGACGTTCTGGCTGATATAAATGCCTCGGATGCGGCTGACGTTAATTCCACACGATCTGATTTGGTGGTAATCAATTGCTGTAGATGGGGTGGCAACTCGTTAATCCATCGTTTTAGCTCGGCAAACAATGCGTCAAACAATTGGCTGGACGTGGGCGCTGTGACGACAACCTTATTTGGGAAACGCAAAAGCAAGTACCAAAGCATCGCCCAAGATGCCGACGTTGATTTTCCTGTACCATGCCCAGACCTGACAGACATTTTACGCTCGCCAGTAGCTATGGCATTGAGAAACTCTTCCTGATAATTATATGGCGTAGCGCCCAGCACTTCTTTAACAAATAGCACTGGATCGTCACGATAGCGCAGGACAAATTCTGTTAACGGGTTATCACTCATTTATACGCTCCTTTGCTATGTTAAAATAACTTTCGTCTAACTCGATGCCAATGAAGGCTCGGTTTAAGTTTTTTGCCGCAACACCTGTTGTTCCAGAACCCATTGTGAAATCTAAAACAGTTTCGCCTTCATTGGTGTAGGTTTTGATTAGGTATTCCATTAGGGCGACAGGCTTTTGTGTTGAATGTTTTGTTTTCTCACCTCCAGAAGCAGTATTAAACTTCTGCCATGAAGACGGTACACGCATTTCCCCTTGGCGCAAATTAGGCGACCCAATTGCGCCATAGTTTTCTGTTTCAGTTCTAGCACCAAAATCATACTTGACTCGATCAGCACCACCACCAGTTCGGGGTTGCATTTGCTTATTATAAGTCCATTTACCATTTGAGAAAACTAGTGCGACCTCATGCTCCTTCATTGGCTCTCTTACAGTGTTAGCAAAGTTGCTTCCACGATTTTTAATCCAAACCCATTCGTGCTTAAATTGTTTAGGGTTACTCATAACCAACGCTGACGAAAACGGCTGTCCAGCCGTCATCACAATCGCACCATTCTTCTTTGTCACTCGATTCAGTTGCGCCCACATAGGCTCAAAAGGGATAACGCTATCCCACTTGCACTGCGTAGTTCCATATGGTGGATCAGTCAAAACCATATCTACAGATCCATCAGGTATTTCCTTCATGCAATCTAAGCAATCACCCTGCATAAGATTAATCATCTGATACATCCTCATAATCCACGTCAATCGTCTTGGCTTCGCGTTCCAGATCTTCTTTATGGATAGCCGCCAAATCGGAATTAACTTTGCGTAGGGCGTCTAGGTGCATGTCGCCAACTGAGATATTTACGTTTGTCTGTGGCCTCGTTCCATATCTATCTTGGTTATACGAGCTTGCCATAAATTTACGCCATTGCACCTTCTCTCTCGTGGCGGCTATTTCACTGCTTGTCGAGCCACCATCCAAATCATCTACCATTGTTAAGCCCTGCTCGACTAAAGCATCTGCGGCGTGGCGTCTAGCTTCATTCATGGCCTTCTCATATTCTGGCACTTTATTCAGTGACGAGCCAAGGTATTGTCTGGAACATCCATATTCTACAGCCATTTTCGTCAAAGTATTACCTGATGCGATTTGCTCAAACAGGTATTCAACTCCGCCTTTCTTCTCGACATCTGAAAGGATCTTCCTGCGTAATGCCTTGCCAGCCATTAATATTCTCCAATTTTTTTTAAATTTTACAATAGGTAAGCGCTATATTGCAAGGGGGTCTAGGGGGTCACTCGTGTGTGTGAAAACATAGCAAACGCACCCCCCCGTCCAATACTCAGAGGGGGGGGCTAAATATATCTAGTTTCATATAAAATAAACAACGCATAGCTCAGATTGCCTATATATTACTACAAAATAGCCTAAGCTACTGATATTGTTAGATATAATGCTAATAAGCCCACTAATGTCCGATAATGTATATTATGTTAACTTTCATAATAGTCGAAAGTGTTGACATAAGATTTGCGATTTGTTACGCGCTCGCGCCCCTGCGACGACGCATCGATGTCCTTTTCGTATAACAATGCTACCAATATTAATGCAGTAATTTGCTTGTCTCCTCAGCGTGTTGATCATGTAATTCAATGAGAGCCTCTGCTAATGACTGTATGACAATCTCAGCTCCAACTATATGTAATCGGTCAGTTATCCAATCGCATAGTAAGTCCAGCTCCTGATCGTTCTCGTCAGTATTTCTGCAATGAAGATCTAATGTTAGTTTGATGTTAAAATC